AGGAGTCTACACCATCGTTGAGGTTAAAACCGGTGCTGGTTCTAATGCTGGATGGGGTAAGTTGAAATCCGGAGCAGGATGGATCTCACTGGATTACGCAACTCGAATTTAAAGAGGACGCACGATGATAAGTTTCAGACAAAAGGGTGACTTCTCCAAGTTGACACGCTTTCTGGAGAGAGCAAAAGAAGCGGTTCACATCGGAGACCTGGACAAGTTTGGTAAAGAGGGAGTAGCCGCCCTTGCGTCTGCAACACCAGTGGATTCTGGGGAGACGGCGAATTCCTGGTATTACGAAATTGAGAATCGGAAAGGTTCAGTTACAATTTCATTTCATAATTCAAATGTTCAAAATGGAGTTCCAATCGCTGTTATTTTGCAGTATGGACACGGAACTCGAAACGGCGGCTGGGTACAGGGGCGAGATTACATCAATCCTGCTATCCAGCCTATTTTTGACAAAATTGCAAATAACGCATGGAAGGAGGTTACTAAGCTATGAGTAAGACGATTGATGAAAGAGTCGTTGAAATGCGATTCGATAACAAACAGTTTGAGCAGAATGTTCAGACCAGTATATCTTCAATTGAAAAGCTCGAAAAAAGCTTAAAATTGAAAGGTGCCTCTAAAGGATTGGATGATGTTAATGCCGCAGCAAAAAATTGCAATATGACTCCTCTTTCCAATGCGGTCGAAACCGTAAAGATGCGGTTTTCGGCGTTAGAAGTCATGGCAGTTACGGCTCTGGCGAACATCACAAATTCAGCGTTAAATGCTGGTAAAAATATTGTTTCTGCACTGACAATTGATCCAATTAAGACTGGATTTCAGGAGTATGAAACACAGATCAATGCAGTTCAGACTATTCTTGCTAATACACAGAGCAAGGGGACAACCATTGACCAGGTAAATGCTGCTCTTGATGAGTTGAACAAATACGCTGATCAGACGATTTACAATTTTACGGAAATGACCCGTAACATTGGCACTTTCACGGCTGCCGGTGTTGACTTGGATAAATCAGTAACGTCAATCAAAGGTATTGCCAACTTAGCAGCAGCTTCGGGTTCTAATGCTTATCAGGCCAGTACCGCTATGTATCAGCTTTCGCAGGCGATTGCAGCGGGCAAGGTTAGTTTGCAAGACTGGAATTCCGTTGTAAATGCTGGAATGGGCGGTCAGCTATTTCAAGATGCTTTAAAGAGAACGGCTGAACACTTTGGCGTGAATATGGACGCCATGATTGAGA